TGCAACTGGTACCAAGATGAATTTCAACAAGGCTATTAATAGCGAAGAAGTTGAAAACCTTGATGAAATTTCAAGAGGATTAGCTTTAAGATATGTTAGCAAAGCTGCTCCACAAGTAGGTAATCGTTCTTCACTTAGTTCAACCAAAGCCGTAAGCAGGATGCTTTCTATTCCAAAGGCAATTAGTAAAGTTAAGAACGATAAGCTCTTTGCAAAGGTACCTGCAACAGGCGGCACTAGTGGTCGTGAGGTTCGCTATCCATATAGTGATGAATGGCGTAAGAAAAATGAAAAGCCAATCAAGTTTCAAAGAGAAGAAACAATTGATGAGAAAGAATATCCTGATAAGGACGATTTCTATTATGGCGGAACTGATGACAAAAAAGCAAAGGCTCGTAATGTAAAAGGAAAGTATCTCCGCAAAAAAGATGAAATTAAAGAAACAATTGAAGAGGGCCTTCAACAGCCAACAATTTATTCAATTAGATCAAATGATGATCAAAGTAAATTTACTATTTGGTCAATTAAACCTGGTGAGCAGAACGACAAGCAACTTGAAGAAACATTCACTAATGCAGGTGATGCTCAGAACTTTGTATTGAAGTTGCAAATACAAGACTTCAATAAAAACTTTAAGGAAGCTGAATAATGAGTGAAAGAATTCTTAAATTCAAAACAAATGAAGTTGCAACAACAGCAAATACTACTGTTAGTAATTCGTCTTTAGTTCGTTTGTATAATAACACCGCAGCAGTTGCTGTAGTTACGATAGCTTCATCAAATGCTGCAAACCTTGGACAACAATTTCAATATTCAAATGCAACAGTTGGCGCCGGTCAAGAAGCTTTCATTTATAAATCGCCAACAGATACTGTTCAAGCAACCGGTTGCCTGGCTGTTGGCGTTGCAATCGTAGGATAATAAAATGAAGTTATTATCAGAACTTGTTGAACAAGTTACATATATTACAGAAGGCGAAGGCGCTAATAAGAAGCATTTCCTTGAAGGAATCTTCATGCAGGCTGCTACCCCTAATCGCAACAAGAGAATTTATCCTGTTGGTGTTCTTGCAAATGAAAGTGCTCGTTACATGAGAGAACATGTTGCAACAAATAGAGCTTATGGTGAATTGGGCCATCCCGCTGGTCCAAACATCAACCTTGATCGTGTTGCAATACACATTAAAAATCTTCAACAAGAAGGCAATAATTTTAAGGGGCGGGCTATGATTGCATCTACTCCAATGGGTGATATTGTTAAAGGCCTTGTGGCTGATGGTGCTTCGCTTGGAGTATCGTCTCGAGCCCTAGGATCTCTTAAGCCAATTCAGGAAAATCTTAGTGAAGTTCAAAATGATTTACGCCTTTTAGCTATTGACGTTGTTGCTGATCCATCAGCTCCAGATGCTTATGTAAACGGTATTATGGAAGGTCGTGAATATATCTATGATGCAGCCAGAAACGTGTATGTCGAACAATACCTAGATTCAACAAGAAAAGCGGTACGTAAGATGAAAATGGATGAAGTAGAGCGTAGAAAGCTTGGTTTGTTTGAAGGCTTTATTAATACGCTTGCAAAGAAAAATAACCGATAAAACGCACTATTACATAAATAATAACGAAGAATTTTGGAGGAAATAACATGGCCGGTCGTAAGAAAGTTCTCAAGGAAGAAGCAGAAGCAACAGAAGTTGATAAGGAAATTGAAACTCCTGTTAACGAAGATTCTGCCGCAGCCGAAACATTGAAGCCTGGTTCAAAGTCAGTTGATGATCCAAAGAGTCGTTATGAAATGCTTGCAGCAGTTATCGGTTCAGCTGCTACAGCTCGCGATGAAACACTTACGAAGTGGTATAATGAAATGATCTCGTCAACAAAGGGCGATGTTCTTTCGAAAGAAATTCCTGACGGTGCAGCATCGTCAAACAAAGCTTCAATTAATACTAAAGGTAATAGTCCACAAGATCTTGACAAGTCTGGTCCTCCATCAACTGGTCAAACAAGTATTTCTGAACCATCAGAAGAAACTATTGAAGTAGTTCCTGTGCTCAAAGCAGCTGCTAAAGAAGACCTTGCTAAGATTCTTGGCGAACAAGAAGGCCTTTCTGAAGAATTCAAAGAAAAAACAACAGTTCTATTTGAGGCAGCTCTTGAAGCTCGTCTTGGCGTTGAACGTGTTAAGATTCAAGAAGAGGAAGAAACTAAAGCCCAAGCTGAAGTTGAATCTTCTCTTGAACAAATTGAAGAACAAATTCAAAATTACATTGATTACGTTGCAAATGAATGGATGACTGAAAATGAAGTCTCTATTCAATCAGCCCTACGCAATGAAATCACCGAAGACTTCATGGCAGGTCTTAAGGATCTATTCACTCAACATTATATTTCAATTCCTGAAGATCAGGTCGATGTTGTTGAACAGCTTTCGAAGACTGTTGATGAACTTGAAACTCGCTTGACTGAAAGCATCAATGAAATTGCAGACCTTAAGGGTAAGCTTGATGAAGCTAGCCGTAAGGATATTACAGAAGAAGCTGCAGAAGGCTTGACGCTTGTTGAAGCTGAAAATCTTAAGAAGATGGCTTCAAGCATTGAAGCTGATGATGCCGAAGAATTTAAATCAAAACTTAATATTCTTAAAGAATCAACCTTTGTCAAACAAGACAAGAAGTCCGTTCTAAACGAGCAGCTTGAAGAAGTTGATGAAGCTAATTTGCCGCCTGAAGAAAAGAAATATTCTGATCCACAGATGAAAAGCTATGTATCAGCTATATCTCGCACAGTCAAGCGATAAACGTTGACGTAACATAAATATAATAAGAACCTAGAGTCCAAAGGGAGAACAAAAAATGTATCTATCTGAAGAAGTCCAAAATAAATGGAAGGCAATCCTTGAGCATGAGGATCTTCCTCAGATTAAAGACCCACACAGAAAGGCTATTACAGCCCAAATGTTGGAAAACACTGAACGCGAATTGCGTCAGTATAAGGATCACTCTCAATTCATGTTGTCGGAAGCTTTTGCGGCTCCTACAAACTCAATGGGTGCTTCTGACTCTTCTCACCCAGGTACAGGCCCAATCGATATCTTTGATCCGGTTCTTATCTCCCTAGTTCGCCGTGCAATGCCTAATTTGATTGCCTATGACGTTTGCGGCGTTCAACCAATGACTGGACCAACTGGTTTGATCTTTGCGATGCGTTCACGTTACAATGCATCAGCTAACACAAACACTGAAGCGTTCTACAATGAAGCAAATACAGGCTTCTCGGCTCGTGGTGGTTCGAATACCGTTGCGAACTCGTTGCTTGGTTATTCTTCGAACACCGTTCCTGGTGGTGCTGCGAACAACATTAACGTGTCTGCTTCGTATAACCTACCTGGTAACACAACTACTCAATCTAACCTTGCTGGTAACAGCGTTTACAACTACGCAGGTGGTTTGAACACGTTTACGGCAGAAGGTTTGGGTTCGGATGCTACGAACTACATTTTCCCACAGATGGCGTTCAGCATTGAAAAGGTTACTGTTACAGCTCGTAGCCGTGCCTTGAAAGCTGAATACTCGATGGAACTTGCTCAGGACCTTAAGGCGGTTCATGGTCTTGATGCTGAAACTGAATTGTCAAACATTCTTTCGGCTGAAATCCTTGCGGAAATCAATCGTGAAGTTGTTCGCACAATCAACGTCACTGCAGTACCAGGCTCACAGACGCTTGTTACAACGCCCGGCGTGTTTGACCTTGACGTTGACTCCAACGGTCGTTGGTTAGTTGAAAAGTACAAGGGCCTTATGATGCGCCTTGAAGTCGAAAGCAATCAAATTGCAAAAGACACACGTCGCGGCAAGGGTAACGTCATTATCTGTACATCGGATGTTGCTTCGGCACTTCAGATGGCAGGTGTACTTGACTATACTCCTGCTCTTAATTCTAACAACCTTCAGGTTGACGACACAGGCAACACGTTTGCTGGTGTTCTTAACGGACGCATTAAGGTCTATGTGGACCCCTATGCAATCGGTGGCAACTACTTGACCATCGGTTATCGCGGCTCGAATGCCTTCGATGCTGGTTTGTTCTATTGCCCATACGTTCCTCTTCAGATGGTTCGTGCGGTTGATCCAAACACCTTCCAGCCAAAGATCGGCTTCAAGACTCGTTATGGAATGGTTGCAAACCCATTCGCACAAGGCACAACCCAAGGCATGGGCGTTATCAACCAAGATTCAAACGTCTACTATCGTCGTACAATAGTTGCAAATTTGATGTAGTACACACACAATTAATATAAATACTCCTGTAGGGAAACTTATGGGAGTATTTTTTTATGTCTACTTTAGAACAATATGGATTTGTATATCTTTGGTTTGATCGTCATCATAAACGTTATTATATTGGATCACATTGGGGTAATGAAATTGATAGTTATATTTGCTCTTCAAATTGGATGGGAACGTCTTATAAAAGACGTCCTTATGATTTTAAGCGTCGAATTTTAAAAAGGGTTTATACCAATAGAAAAGATTTATTATTGGAAGAACAACGCTATTTGTCAATGATTAAGACTAGTGAAATTAAGCCTTCTAATCTTAAGCCACGTTATTATAATCTTCATTTATCAGTAAAAACGCCGTGGCATTCTGATCCTGATAGAATTCTAACAATTGGTCAGAAAATATCAAAGTTAAAAAAAGGTAAATCAACAGGACCATGCTCACCTGAAAAGGCTAAAGCTATTAGTGAAGCCAAGAAAATATCCTTTGCAAAGCGTCGTAATCAAACGGGATCAGCCTTCACTTCTGAACACATTGAAAATATGCGTTTATGTCAATTAGGTAAAAAACATAGCAATGAATGGAAGATAAATATGAGTGAGACTCTTAAAAGACAATGGGCCGATGGTACTAGAGATAAGAAGGCTCTTTCTATTAGAATGAAAACAAACAATCCTAAAAGGATATCATTGTGACCGCGCTAGATTCCCAAGCCACCCAACGCAACTTCCTTAATACTAATAACTTCAAGCTATTGATGCATCGTGCTCCTAACCTTGAATTGTTTATTCAAAAGATAAACATTCCTGGTGTCACAGTAGATGTGCCAATTGAACCAACTCCATTTGTCGATATTCCCTTCGCTGGTGTTAATCTTCGTTATGAACCTTTCTCAATTACCTTTAGAGTAGCCGAGGATCTCGGCGACTATTATGAAATGTGGGCTTGGATGCATGCTAGTGCTACAGCGGGCGGTGAATTGGGTGTCAGTGATTATGCTCAATTGAAGTTTCGTCCTCAGATTCCTGATGGGCGTGGTATTAAGTCTGATATTGTTCTAATGATACTTGATTCTGCAAAGGTTCCAAAATTTGAAGTAACATTTCATGATTCTTTTCCAACTTCTATTAGTGAAATAACATTTTCTTCAACTGAATCTGAACCTGAATATCCTGTTTGCACAACAGTGTTTCATTATACTTCTTTTGAAATTGTTCCAGTCGGCGGTATTCCTGCTCCAGTCGCATAATAATGCTTGACAATCAACTAGTAAAGTGATATATTAAGTCTAACTGGCGTAAATGCCGTCAATGAATAATTGTGGGTATACCATGACAAAATTTTTTTTCTGGGTAAACGAATACGCAGGGGCCTTCTGTCAATCGATAAGGTTGTATAGAATGGCAGCTTTATTTTATCGTGCCGGAACATATTATGGTTTGAAATCTAAAATTCTAATGGTTAATCCTAAGTTTGTTCATGATAAAACAGGTACCGAACCAATGTTGATAAGGACTCCTAAGTGACACTTGATGAAATATTGGAAATGTGGCAGGTCGATGCTAAAATGGATCGATCTGAATTAGGAGCTGAAGCTGCACGTATTCCTATCATGCACCACAAATACCTTCGGTTATTCTTACATGAAAGATTAGCTCTTAAAGCTGCTGAAAAAGAATACAATGTTTTAAAACTTGAAACATATGAGTATTATACTCAGGGTCCTACTAAAGATTCGAAACGCGACCCTAAGACTTTCCCGGCGCGAGGCGTTATCATGAAGAATGATGCCGCAATGTATCTCGATGCTGATTCTGATTTGGCAAAAGCTCAATTGAAGGTTGAGTATCTCAAATCAAAAGTTGAAGCTTTAGAATACATTATAAAGGCTGTTAACAATCGAAGCTATCTTGTTAGGGATGCAATAGATTGGCATAAATGGAACGGAGGAGGATAATGTTATTTGCTGTTGGTTTTGTTTCTTGTATTATATTAGTAGTAGGTTCATACCTACTGTATGAACAGGGCTATTTTGATGCCCAACAAAAATTAAATGCCCGAAACGATAAAGATAAAAAAGCTTAATTCGACGTGGGATCGCTACGAATGTGAGCGATCAATAGCCGCTGAGTTAAACGACTATTTTACTTTCAAGGTTCCAAATTACTTTCATCACCCCTTGTATAAGAACAAGGTTTGGGATGGGAGTATTCATTTGTTTTCGACAGCCAAAATGCACCTGTATTGTGGGTTGCGAGGATATGTCGAGAAGTTCGCCAAAGAACGCGATTATGTAGTCGAATATGAATTTGATAATAGTGACAAACAATTCTCCGTAGTTGAAGCCAAGCAGTTTTGTGAGTCATTAAAATTGCCGTTTGAAGTGAAAGATTACCAGCTTAAAACGTTTATTAAGTGTGTAAGGCAAGGAAGGGCTTTATGTTTATCACCAACGTCATCTGGCAAATCTTTAATGATATATTTGCTTTATCAATATTATTCAGGTAAGACCCTGATTATTTGTCCAACTGTTAATCTTGTGCTACAAATGGCTTCTGATTTTGCTTCATATGGAATGGATTCTGATGATATTCATAAGATCTTTTCAGGAGAAGAAAAGGATAGTGATAAACCATTATGTATAAGTACATGGCAATCATTACATAAACTTCCTAAAGAATATTTTGATCAATATGATGTTATTACGGTTGATGAAGCGCATGGGGCTCAAGCTACTACTCTAAAAGGCATGATGGAAAAAGCAGTTAACTGTGATCATAAATTTGGATGGACAGGAACACTTAGCGGGACGACAACTCATCTATTAGTATTGACAGGTTTGTTTGGAAGATTGATTGAAAACATAACAACTGCTGATATGATTACTCAGGGACATGCTTCTCAGCTTGAAATAAAATGCATACTTTTAAAACATCCTGAAATTAATTGTAAGCTTCTGAAAAAAGCTGTATATCAAGATGAAATAGATTTTATCATTAGTAATGGAAATCGTAACAAGTTTATTAAGAATTTAGCATTATCTTTGGATGGAAATACGCTTATACTATTCAGGCTTGTAGAAAAACACGGAAAGGTTCTTTATGACGAAATCCAGAATTCCAAGGAGACCGAACAGTTCGGCTTATCGATCAATTTCGTCCACGGGGAGATCGAAGCGGAAGATCGTGAAGCCATCAGAAAAATTATTGAAGGTGCGAAAAGATCAATTACAGTTGCAAGCTACGGTACGTTCTCAACCGGCGTCAACATTCCTAGGATCGATAATATCATTTTTTCGTCGCCTTATAAGTCGAGGATAAAAGTTCTTCAATCAATTGGTCGTGGCTTACGTTTAGCTGAAGGTAAATCACTTTGCACTGTATTTGACATTGCAGATGACTTAAGTTATAAGAAACATCAGAATCATACTTTGAAGCATTTTGCTGAAAGGGTAACTCTGTACGCTAAAGAAAACTTTAACTATAAATTGTATAGGGTTGAATTATAATGAAAACTAGAAGAAAGAAGATTAATTATGTCAACAACAATGACCTCTACTCAGATCTCGTCATTTACTATAAGTCTAAAAAAGCTGGAGATGATCCTCAAATCTCGAGGTATGTTGGCCAATGTATTCTCCAGATTGCCAATAGGCTCGCAATGCGTCCAAATTTCATTAACTACACCTATAGGGAAGAAATGGTTTCGGATGGAATTGAAAGGTGTGTTAGTGCATGTCGAACATTTAACCCGAATAAATCCAAAAACCCCTTCGGTTTCTTTACGCAAATCATATGGAATGCTTTCATTAAGAGAATTGGCGATGAGAAAAAGCAACATGCCATTAAACATAAAAATCACTTAAGAAATCATCTATTCGATAGTTCGGTAGAAGTGAATGATGTAACGGATAATGTTATCGAGGCTTATGAAAAGACACTTCAAAACCGAAAAGATGCCTTGACAAACCAGCCGAAATCCGTTACGATGAAAAGAAAGAGTAAAAAGAAATGATTAATTTTGATAAGAGTAGACTTCATTTAGTTCCTATTGCTATTACAGATATTGTCGCCGGCGCTTTGGATACTTCTAAACAAGAGTTCCAAAGAGATCATTATTTGGCTCGTTTGCAAGCGATTAGGGATTATTGTAATTTAGCTATTGCCAAAACTAATATAGGGAAGAAATCTGCTTGAAAGTAATTAATTTATTCGCTGGTCCTGGTGCTCGTAAGTCTACTAAAGCTGCTGGAATATTCCATCATCTGAAAAGTCAAAATCTTAACTGTGAGGCGGTTTGGGAGTATCCTAAGGATATCGTTTGGGAGCGTTCATGGGATTTGCTTGATGATCAAATTCATATTTTTGGCGAGCAACAACGTAAGTTATATCGATTAAGAGGCAAGGTCGAGTATGTTGTTAATGACAGCCCTTTGCTACTTTCTATTGTTTATGGGGCAAAGGCTCATAAGAAATATTTAGATGGATGGCAGTATAATTTTATAAAATTTGTGCTTGACATTCATAATCAATATAATAACATTAACTTCTTTGTTAACAGAGATGATCATTTTAAGACAGAAGGGCGCCAACAAACGCGGGCAGAAGCAGTAGTAAAAGATGATGAAATTAAACACATGCTCATTCGCCTTGGAATTGATTTTACTATGGTTTCTAATATGACTGAAATCCTTGATATATTGAGGGAGCAAGATGTTAGAATATAAGGTTGGAAATTTAATTGAAGCTACTGAATCTATAATTGCTCATGGTTGCAATGCCCAAGGTAAAATGAACTCAGGTGTTGCAAAGGCTATTCGTAAACGGTGGCCTGGTGCTTTTTCCAAGTATGAGGCTGCTTATATCAGGCAAGGTAATGAGTTAAACCTTGGACAAATCGTTTGGTATAATGAAGAAGAAACTGGAAAATTTATAGCAAATTGTATCACTCAAAAAAATTACGGCTATGATGGCAAGTCGTATGTGGATTATGGTGCCATTGCAAAGTGCATGGCTAACCTTGACTTTGAAGCACGCTTCTCCTTAATCCACCGAGTCGCGATGCCGAAGATTGGCGCAGGCCTAGGCGGCGGCGACTGGAAAAAGATATCAAAAATAATTGAAGATACTTTTACTTACGCAACGCCTGTTGTTTATGTTTTAAAAGAGGAAGAAATTGACAAAAATAGCATTGATAGCTGACACACACTGGGGTATTCGTAATGACTCAATTCATTTCATCGATAATCAAAAGAAGTTTCTGGACGAAGTATTTTTCCCCAGAATTGATAGTGGGAATATTCGTGACATTGTTCATCTTGGCGATCTTGTTGACCGTCGAAAGTACATCAACTTTGCCACCGCAAGCCGACTTAGAACCGATTATTTGGCACCTATTGCTGACCGTGCATTAGAGCATTATATTCTTCTTGGTAATCATGATATCTATTGGCGTGAAAGCACTGAAATTAATGCAATCAAAGAACTAGTCGGCGATAAGGCTCATATCATCGACAAGCCTGAAACATTCTCGTTTGATAAAAAGGAACACAATCCTATCCTGATGATCCCATGGATTTGCAGAGAAAATGAAAAGGAAATAATGGATGCAATTCGACAAAGTAAAGCTCAGGTCTTATTCGCGCACCTTGAACTTCAAGGTTTCGAAACTTCGCGGGGAGTGGTTCAAGACACAGGTATGGATTTCAAGTTGTTTGATAAATTTGACCTCGTTTGCACAGGTCACTATCACCATCGCAATATGTCTGCTAATATCCATTATCTTGGTTCTACTGGCCAGTATACTTGGTCTGATCATGATGATGATAGGGGGTTTCATATATTTGATACTAAAACTCGACAACTGGAATTCGTCCGTAATCCATTCAACATGTTTGAAAAAGTTTATTACGATGATGTTGGGAAGCAAAAACGTCAAGCCCTTGCAGGAGAATTTGATCACGTTAGAGGAAAGATGGTCAAGGTTATCGTCAAGTCTAAGACAAACACAGGATGGTTTGACGATTTTATTAATAAGATTGAAAAGTGTGGTCCTATCGATGTTGCAGTCGTGGACGATCATCTTAACCTCGATTTGGTCTCGGATGCGTCAATTAGTACAGAGGCAAAAGATACCCTAACAGTTTTTCGGGAATATATTGCAGCTGCTGACAATATTATAAACACCGAAAAGCTTGATAAGTTTGTGACTGAGTTATATAAGGAAGCATCAACAGTTGAGTAAAATTCTGTTCAAGAAAATACGTTGGAAAAACTTTATTTCAACAGGTAATAGCTTTATTGAAATTGATTTAAGTAATCCAAAAGCAACGCTTGTAATTGGCAAGAATGGTGCAGGTAAAAGTCAGCTATTAGATGCGGTTTCGTTTGCATTGTTTAATAAACCATTTAGAAATATTAATAAGCCAGACCTTGTAAATACGATAACCGACAAGGATTGCGTCGTTGAAATTGAGTTTATTATCGGGGGTCACGAATTTAAAGTCATGCGTGGAGTCAAGCCAAATTTGTTTGAAATTTGGAAAGATGGCGAGTTGCTTAATCAAGACGCCGAACAAAAGGATTATCAAGACGCCTTTGAGAAATATGTTCTGAAAATTAATCATAAGTCTTTCTGCCAAGTGGTCATATTGGGTAGCGCTGTATTTACACCTTTTATGAGTTTGCCAAAGCAGAGTAAGCGGGAGATCATTGAGGATCTTCTTGATTTACAGATCTTCACTCGTATGAACAATTTGCTAAAAGTTAAAACACAACAAACCGACTTCGACATATATCAGGCAGAAAATGAAAAGAAAATCATCGAAGAAAAACTCAAACTTACTTATGATCATATCAGAGAAGTTCAACAACACACCGAAAAACAAATCGCTGAGAAGATGGATCGAATTAGAACATCTGAAGAGACGATTAGCCAATTTGAGAGCAATATTCAGGAATTACAAAGTTCAAAGGAACGCCTTGAGACTGGACTCGAAAAAGATTGGGAAGACGTCACAACCCGATTAAATAATATCAATACACTTAATGCTCAACTTGCTCAAAAGCTTCAAATTGTTTCAAGAGACGTAACCTTTTTTACTGACAATAATAATTGTCCAACATGTACACAGGATATCGATGAAACGTTCAAAAAGAAAACGCTTGCAGAAAAAGGCTCGCACCAAGTTGAATTGCAAGAAGGTCTCGAAGCACTTAAAAGCGAGCAACAAAAATATGCCGCTAAGCACAATATATTACGAGCTACCAGGAATGATATCAGT